GCTGCAGCGTATTGGTACTACGACAATACGTATGCCGGGCTAGTTGCCTTGCTCGGCATCCTCTACAGGTGGCTCTGCAACAAAAGCGGGCACGAACTCACTGGCGATGACAATTCACTGGAGGTAACACTCAAGTGTCTATGTTATATTGTCGAGGAGTTGCGGTGCTCGCCTGGAGATGCAGTTGAACATTTGCACCTGTTAGTCAACGGAGACGATGTAATGGTCTCATTTAAAGAGTATCCACTTTCGGGGCCGCGCTGGAAACAGTGGCTCATTGATGTGTGTGGTCAAGATCTCGAGTTGGAAGCTTATGAGCCCCGACTGCCCAGAGACTGTTCATACCTATCGCATCATCTCCGAACGCGTTGGCACCCAAAGCTCGGTGAGTTTATCATCGCAGCTGGGAATCGCGAAAAACTGGTGTCGTCTATGGAGTGGTTCCGTAAGTCGGATACTATGGCCCCTGACCTGGGCTATTTGTGTCATTTGCTAGGACTGCGGATCAACCTGTGGCCATGGCCTCACCTCTTCTCTGACCTTGAGGAGAGGATTGATGCTCATCTGGCACGTATAGTAAAAACACCGTTGGTGTTGACTGCTCTGCGTGCCAGGATCACGGAAAATCAGATACTCAACTTGCACCTGAGGTTTGAAGCACTTTTAATTTTTTCTGAGCTTTATCAATGTGGCGTGTCGACTGAAATTATCAGCGCCATATTGAAGAGTGTGATTTTCATGAGCACCAATGCGAAGGAGATGGCCCGTCGGCTTGCTCAAAGCCGTCGAGACAAGGCCGGGTCCAAGCAGGCGAAACATCCTGGGACCACGGCACGCCCGAAGCTGAAGAAAGCTCGTGGCATTGAGCGGGTGAATACCGGCGCTGCTTTGAGCCGCCGTGTGACCGTTCCCGCCGCTCAAGGGTTCGTTACGAAGAACCAGTTCAAGGTCAGTCCGTCTTCGCGGTTCAAGGACGGCATTGTGGTCGAAGGCTACGACCACCTCGAGTACGTTCAAGTCGGAGACAACAACCTTGCTGGGGTGGTGTTGAACGAAGTTTACATCAACCCAAGCGAGTTTGGCGGGACTCGTCTCGAGAAGTACGCGAACTTGTACGAGAAGTACTTGTTTGAGATTCTCGATTTCGAGTTCATTCCCGCAGTTGGCTCTAACAGCCCTGGCTCAATTGGCCTGGCGTATGATCGCGACATTAGCGACCCGACGCCTCCGCCGAGCGAGCAAGGCGTGCGGCAGTTCACATCGTTCGAAGGTGCGGTAGACGGAAACGTCTGGACGCCCCTGCGGTGCAACAACAAGCTGCAGGCTCCTGAGATCGGCTTCTTCACCAATCCAGTCATCGGTGGAGACGATCGTCTCGCCTACCAGGGGCAGTTCTACACGTACATCGTGTCGCCCACCGATGCGAATTCTACCCTCGGTCGGCTGCGCCTGCATTATCGCTGCCATCTGTTCGTCCCCCAATTGGAGAACACGATCGCGACAGCGACGATGCGCAATCAGGTGCAGCCGAACTCGGCCAACCCCACTGGCCGTGACTACTTCGCCGACTGGATCTCAGGCGGCGTTGCGTTGGTTGGAGGAATTCAGCAGTGGATCCCCAAATTGGATTCCGCTGGCAAGTACTACCTGGACTTGGCCCAGGGCTTGTATCGTCTGGTGACGCGGATTCAGCCGCTCATCACCGCAAACACCACTACGTCCATCATCACGAGCCAGTTCGATGCGCCGACCGTTAAGGTCAACGAGCAGCCGAGCAACGATGCTGCGCCTCAGGCGTGGGTTGAGCCGCTTGGTGCCGTCGACTCGCTGCCGATCAGCGGATCTACCGCGCAGCCCTACGATGGGATCTCGCAAGAGACTTACGTGGGCATCCCGCGCGGCGGCGGCAAGTTGTACCAGACTTGGGATTCAAAAACCCAGAGTGGTGGCAACGAGTACAACTTTGACATCGACTTGGCCCGTCTTGGTGGCTACGTCAACAACCCCGCAGCTTTTCTTTCTGTGCCTGCGCTGATCGTGAAGCGCAAGTCCAAGGCGAAGCAGTCAGAGAAGAAGAAGCTCTGCGAGGCGTTTGAGCATGGTGGTGCTCATGATCCCGCGTGTCCGTTGACGGACCATGACCACGGGGTCCCCCCGATCGAGGAGGTGCCGCCGGCACTTGATCCCGCGGTGAAGCTAGCTCAGAGGAGCGACTTCATGCGCGAGGCTCTCGCTCGGATCGCTCTTGAGGAGCGAGCACGCGCGCTGCCGGTTATTCCGAGCGCGGCGATGCGTAAGTAGGCGTCTCTTTTGGCTGCCCATGGACGTGTAGGCTTGTAAATCACTATGTAAGGGCTGGCTGTTACCAGTACCTGCCTTGAGTGTGAAAAGCGTCCTACGTCTCTACTTACAAAAATTAACACTGTTTTAGACAGGACTCTGAATTAATTGTTCTCGGAGTATAAACGAGTAACTAAAAA